CGAATGGGCTATTGCTTTCTTGAGCTACTTCTTCTCTCTTGTAAATGTTTCCAAGATAGTCAGCGTAGCCTCTAATCATTGGAGTTGTTTTTAGTTCGCCTTCTTCAGTAGGCACCCAGACCGGACTCTTGAATGGATAGTTTGGTGTCGATTGAAGATTATTTGTCACGCCCAACACATACGGCAGTGCACTGTAATTAAACGTTGCTGATTCAAAATGATTAGAATAAATAGGTGTTGTAAGTTCTGTCTCTGAATAAGAATTCAAAATTATATTTGGCGAAGAAGGAACAAAGTATTTAGTATCTAACATTGGGAAATAAGATTTACCACCGTAGCTTGGAGAAAAATCAAGCGTAGTGACAGGTTGACCTGGCTCCCTATATATCTCTGCTACTGTAAAAATTGGTTTAGAATCTATTTTAATATTTTCTATAATTAATCTATTAGGAGTTCCACTAGTTGGGATTAGCAAATTCTTTGTTAAATCAGATACGAATATTGTTTCATCTTGTGTTAGATCTGGATCATTATCTTTATTTATTATGATCGAATCTTCGACAACGTTAGAATACTTTATCGCTGGAGTTGAACCGTAAACTGTTGAACCTATTTTGAAGTTTGAATTTATGTAATTAATGTTTGGAGTAGCCAACGCTATGTTTGAATTTACTGCTGGGTTTACGGCTGAAACATTTGATTCATTAAACGTAACTTTATATTGACCAGTGTGAGCCGGAACATATGTTTGGTTACTTGGATCCCATTGAACTTTATTAACTATCTTTACTGAACTTGCCTTCTTGATATCTATAGATGAAGTTCTAGGTGTTGCTAAAGAATTTTCATATTCATAATTGTAAGTTTTTTCTTTAAAAATTACATTTTGATTTGTTAAACCGTTTGAATCTACAATGGATATATAGTTGTATTCTGGGCTGGCTTGATCATTCTGACCAAAATAATTACGAACAAAAAAATCATTTCTATCGTTATAATTTAAATTAGCAAAAAATACAGATGGGGTTGCGTACTGGTTGTGCACCGGCATCGCGACTTCGTAGACTAGAGCAACTCCTGCGTTAAACGGTGTTGCAGGATCTGGGTTAGCTACATTAGGATCTGGTACTACTTCCGTATACTGTGCCTTATATGTGTACCCAATTTCAATCGGCATATAATAATCGGTTAACGACTCTGTTCTAAATCCTTCTGCGGCGAAGTAGCCCTCAAAAGATATCGTAGCTGAATCTGCTTTTGATATTTCAATACTAAGGTCTTTAAAATCACCAACACCTGGCTGGAAATAATCGGCTAACGGAGTTGCATTGTCATAGGTGCTCGGGATGTAATCCACGCCCTCATTGTCTAGGCCAGCATAATCCCATATGCTTTCTCCCCAAGTCGCATAACCTAGGTTGAATGGATATTTTTCATTTATATATTTAACAAAATCATAGAAACGATTTTCCGGAACACCGTTATCAGCAATGTAGGGAGTCGAAGATTCTATGTCTCTGATTTCTAGAACTTCTGGTGTTGCACCCTGGTAGTTTGAATCTGGGGTAGCGCCATAAGCTGTCCAAATATTTAATTCTCTTCTTAAAGTTTTCTTAAATCCATCTAAGCTTACCGATGGAGGGTTCACATAAGTGTCAAGTATTCTGTTTTTAAAAGAAAGATTTTCTTCTAAGTATAATCTTTTTAGACCAACTCTTGCCCCAAATTCATCAAATATGTTGAACAACATAATTGGCTCTTGTGAATAGATAGAACCGTCTATGGTTAGTGTATCAAATTTTTTCAATGTCATTATTTGACTATCTAATAAATTATGATAATAAATATAATCAGTAGATCTTGAAGAGTTAAAATTTTCTAACGAAGATGCTCTAGCTAATTTAATCAAATCGCCAACAAAATTTAAAGAAGCTGCAGGTATATTATACGATACATATCCCCACGCCGGGATATCAATATCAGTTGTACTAATAAAACTATTTATATTTGAAACATCTAATTGAGTACTGAAGTCATCTAGATAGTGACCGACTAAAGCGTTAACAAATTTACCACCAACCGTTGTTGGGGTAGCTAGTTCTGGTGTAGCATGCTCGATAGAGTCATCATAGATGTCCATCCATGTAGGAAAGTTTCTTAGAATATTCCTAGCGGAGTCAGATATCACTGGGGTTGTAGTATCGTGTATTGCTATGTTGACATACAGCAACAGGCCGAGTGCTGACAGATCTTCTACATCAGAAAATACTGTTAATTCTATTTTTATATATGGTTTAGAATTAGTTAAAAATATTGAATTTGAATCAACGTTTAAAGAAGACTTAAGCCAAGGACCGTTGGCTTTATCCGACTCATATATCTGGAATGTAAATGTCGGCTGCTGATCACCGGGGACGTTGGTGAATCTATGCTTAAAAGATATTATATCAATTCTAGAATTAGTATCAACAAACCTGAGTAGGGATGGGCTTGCTTCGTCTCTGACTACTTCTCCGTAGTTAGTTACGTAAGAAGCTAGAGGATCTATTGGCGTTGAATGGCCAGCTGAATAAGACGGAGAAGACACCTCTGTTCCAACAAAGGTGTAATCTCCGTATTAAGTTTAATCCAGTTTTTGATCTATAGTATGAATAGTTTTTGTAAAACTTATTGTTGTACAGGTTGATAGAACCAGTTGTCCAAACATTCCCATTTTTATTAAAGTCTCCAGTTTGGAAACCTAATAGGTAGCTTTTCATTACTGATTCCTTTAACTTAATCTAGCCAAATAGAATACTCTGAAGTTACTCCATTTTCTGGGTGCACAAACATTAAATGCTGACAAGGTCTACTCATGGATGAGAAGTACTCTTGGGCATAGGTGTTGTAGCTTTCTGGAGAACCAGAAATTCTTAGCATAGAGCTTCCTATCGTCATCTTAAACTGTTGATGATAATGGCCCATGAAAACATCGTCAAAATGTTCAGGAATTGCTCCGTCTTTCCATCCCATTATTTTTTTAACCATGAAAAGCATTTGGTGCAGGCATTTGGTCGCCGTGGATTAACAAGCTACTGTAGTTTCCAATTGTGTCAACGGCGTACCAATTTCTCTCGCCTACACCATCTGGAATATTGAAAGTGATTCTTTCATCATCGCCAACAATCAACTCTATAATCTTGTATAGCATTCTATCCATGTTGGTTTCTGGATCATGTTGCTTACTTGTTGTTCCACCCACTGCTCCGTGGTTTCCTATCACACCAGTGATGTGTACATGATTAAAGTTTTCCAATGCGGTCTTAACAAAGTTGCCAAGTATTCTTGGCCCATTAACGGCAACCTGTCTATACAGACCTGAATCTATAAGGTGGCTTTGCCCAGGAAAAATCTCTTCACCCTCAACTATATCGCCCAGTAACCAAATGTGAAGATCGTTTACTTCATGATCCATTCTTTGGATTTGTACTATTTCTAATAGCTTTTCTGTATATCTTTCTATTCTTTCTTGTAATACATTTGTATTATAATCAGGTGTTACCTTGCCCATTTGCCAGTCTGCAAAGACTACGACTGCAGTTTCTGGAACTTTTTCTTTATTCTTCTTTAAAGAAGGAGCTTTAATTTCTGGGAATTCAAAGCCAGCAAAAGCATCGTACGCTGCAGCATAAGCTGCTTTCACAACCTCGCTTTGTACATTCTTAAGAGTCTCTACTCTTTTAGCTAGTCTTCTATTTTCTGATCTTAAAAAGTCATTTCTTGAATCAGATATTTCTGACAATAGATCTTCTGACTCTTCTTCTTCGTCTTCTTTTATTTCTACAGCGGCTGATTGTGCGTACATTGAATCTTTTTCGTTAATGTAATCAACAACTTCTTCTTGCGAGATTTCCTCTACAGAAGAAGATTCCCCCAAGATGTCGCCATGGCCTTCGCCAGTAAAAACCACGTTTTTAGCTTGAGCTATATTTGGGGCGCGAACTATATGCTTGTTTGTAACAACAAAAGTCTTTTTCATACCTAACCTATTCTAGGGTTAATAATTGTTAATGCCCATTATAACAGAATTAATAGAAACACTTCCAGCTACAGCGTATATTTTATCGCTAGATGGAGTAAAATCTTTTAATGGAATTTCTTTCCCATCTGCATTAAATGAGTTTATTGTTACAGACCTTATATAATCTGAAGACAATTTAATTTGTCTTTCTATTTCAGATATAGAGATAGTGGTCCCAACCGTAGATGAATTCAAGTATCTTCTTACAAATAGCGCAGCTTGGTTTCTGATGCCGGCAGCAAGACTTTCTGATACAGCTGACGAAATGGTTATTGTGGCCATAACATTAACCGAAATCTTTTCTGCTACCCTAATATTGAATCTAACCCCAACTGGTTTAACATTTATTATCGTGTTGTAAACCATCTCTGGCATCATCTTTATTTCAGCTGTTGATTCAGGAACAATAATAACGTCACAGGAGCCCAAGCCGTACGAAGACTCTCTCAACCTAACATCTTTGACACCCTTTATGGATAGGGCTGCAAAGCGCACTGCCTCGACCGTACCAGCTGTACGGGTCTTTAAAGCCCCTATTATTCTAGTTCTATAGTTGTCGTCAGACTCTGAATTGATAATTGCATAAACTTCTTTTGGGTTATTGCAATATACTACAACGCCAGGAGGGCTAATAAAATTGTGTCTAGTCAAAGAACCAATCGGGGCAGTATAAGTATTGTCTGTAAAATCTGGTATGACCAAACCATATGCTCTCGTTGTACTCGCCCCTATGGTCACAACGCCATTAAGCTTAAACTTATACTGCTTTGTGCTAAAATTATCTACGTTAGTATATATGATTGTTCCCTTTGGGATTACTACATCTACGCTATATGGGGTCTGTATATAGAACTCTATATTATAAGATTGTCTTTCGGCTGCGGCATTGTCAGAGATATCTTTTCTTCTCACATTATACAGGTCGCCAATCAAGTCTAAGTTACGGCCAGAAGCTGTGGATAATCCACCCTGCCTAAGGGTAAAGGAAAGCGAAGAATAAAGATCTGCTATTTCAGAACCCATAGCTTCAGCAAAGGCTCTGGCCACCGAACCGGGTTGCACCGCAGCGATGCCGGCATTTTGTTGCAACGAGTCTAGAATAGAATTAACTATTTGTGATTTGTCTTTTGTGCCGTATATCATTTTATCCTCACAAATTTTGTGTTACAGATAACACAATTGGTTCATTCGTATCAGTAGTTATGTGCACATCAAATCTAATTGAATCTGCGCTGGTCGGGACAGAGGTTATCTCTATGTTCCTACCTTGAAAAATGTTTTCTTTTTCAAGTGCTGCCCTAATTAATCTTTGTCCTAAATCTCCCGTTTCCTTACTTTGCGGCATTCCGTAAAGGATCGACAGATCTGTCCCCAAATTTGGGTATACATAAAAGTCGCCAGGCTCTGTCATCAGTCTAAGGTAGATTTGCTGAACATCATTTTGAGCCCCAGAATTAACCAATGACAAATCTTTATTGCCATTAATCAGCAGATCGCCAGACATCGTTAAAAATAAATCAGACATTTTTATCTTTATCAGCCTTCTCTTTAGCCTGTTGATTTGAATAACCATTCTTCATTAAATCCACTATATACTCTACGTACTCGGCGGAATTATCCTTTAGAATATTGTCTAAGAAAACAATCTGGTCAGGGTTTAAACCTTCCATCGAAAATGCGGAAGTATACTTCTGCCCAGTTTCAGGTTGCTGTTGACTAAAACCGTACTCTTCGTTAATAGTAATAGGCTTTTGTTCTTCTTTCTTATCTATATCTTTAAGTTTAGCCAGATAATGATATGCGCTATTCTGGGCCATGTGTATGGTTTTTGGGTCTACCTTTACCAAGGTGGGCTGAGAATAGTCTGATGCTGAATAATTAAAGTTAAATTCATTCCACCTTAACCCGTCTTCAGCGCA